TTAATTTACAAATCCTACAGTATAGTGATCTCTAAACAACTCTGGTTCTAAGTAGAAGGTTTTTAAAAGACTGGCAATAATATTTGTTTCATAGTTGGCTGCTGCAACTTGTTTTGCATATTCACGTAAGTTCCTTCTAAGGGACTCTAATTTTTCTGCATTTATAATGCGAATATTAGGAGAAGGAGAAGCTGCTCTTTCAAATCTATTGCTCGGATGAATAAGAATAGGTGTATAGTCCATGTTACCTCGATATTTTTCTGTAAACCAAATTATCGATCCATTTAATTGATTGCAGTAACCTTTACTTATAGTGTCTGTAATTGCTTCATTTTTACATTCAATTACAAAGAAGTAATTTGTAACACTACCCCAAAGATTATCTGGACCTTTTCCAAACTCATTTTCTGGTCTTTGAGATGCAAATCCTAAGTGTTCTCCTAACTCTTTTATTGCTTGTTCAAAGAGGTTAGAAGAATTCGGAGTAAATATTAATTTGTCAATAATGGCGTTAAATGTGATAATGAATTGATTAGAACTTGAATATGTTGCTAATAAAAATTCATTAATGTTATTAGCTTGAGGAATATTTTTAAATTGTACTTTTTCATATTCAATTCCCTCAATTGGGTGTACTAATTGGCTGTTAAGCCGTTTAGCTGACTTTATGGTTTGTTGAGCACTAACAGAATTATAGAAATTCTCGTACTTAGCCAATTTGTATTTTAGATATCCTTTATGCTTATTATCAGGGACTTCATTTACTAATGTTTGAATAATTGTTACCGCTTTTTGATAGTCTCTTAGTTGTGCGTTATTAAACGCTTCTCGTTCTTTTATAACTCTATCTTCAAAGTGATTACTAGAATTGTATTTCACATTTACTAGAGTAGATCTACTGGTTTCAATCCAATTACTATTCCGTTCTAAGCATAGTTTTACTACACTATGTATATCTTCGATACTAGCATCTTTCATTTGACTTGAAAGATTTTTAGCTAATTCTAATTGCTTGCGTGTAGCTTCAGTAAACATTGTTGCCGCTTCTTGATGGTAAAAATTTTGAACTAAAGAATTACCCATGAGAAAAACAACACAATGGTCATCTTTAGAACGAATTCCACGTCCCATTCCTTGTTCGATACGGTGTATTGTATTTTTTAGTATTTGTTTGCTTCCTCTTAAAGCAATTTGCTCTAATTTGTCAAATTCACTTCGAACATCAGGTAAGCCATCGACTATTAGAACCTCACATGCAGATTTAGGTAAATCAATGCCATCATATTTGTTTATTAATACTACCATTCCAACATGTTGACTTTTGAGTTTATCTATAGTTTCGATTAAATTAGGCCCAGTCCTCACAATTAAATCCGCTGAATCTTCCCAGTATTTCGCTCTATACATTGACGGAACCAATACGATAACGTTAACATCTTTAGATAATGCTTTAAAATAAGATTTTAATTGATTTTCAGTTAATTGTGGATTTATTTCTTGAGGAATCAATATCATTCTTTCCCCAATATCATTTGCATTTTTGGGCGTAACAGCTTCCTCAATTTCAGATTTTTTTATATTAAAGTGAGAAATTAATATACTATCATCATCAATTGTTGCACTCATGAATACTCTATGTTGGCATTCATCAAAACTCGGAATAATCTCAATGGGTAAGTATTCCAAGGTGATTAACACTTCCTGACCAGTAATAATACAGTTTGCTAACTCTAAGTTGTCTTTTACTAAGGGCCAGTTATAAAATAAAGATTTATTACTCAACGTTTCGTTATCTTTATTTTGATGAAGACTATGTCTGACTTGAGTTAAATTTTGATTCCAATCCCAAAAAGGTATAAGCTGTTGGCTACCTTTTTCACCGTCTTTTATTTCTAAATATCTTGTTTCAGATTGTTGTTTAATGGAATCCTCAAAAATAGTTAATAGATTATGGTACAAATCAGAATCTCTAGGAATAGAAATACTAAACTGCGTTTCTGCAACTTTAATACATGCATGTGCATCATCTATAATCATGCAACCAATATTTTGTTTTATCTCTTCAACGCCAAAAACACTTCTACCATTTATGATTCGGTGCATATTAGTTATTAAAATTTCTTGACCTTTTATAAATTCATTAGACCTAGGATCTCTAGTAACTGGAATACCCAAATCAGTAGCCTCAATAATAACTTGTTCCACAAGGTAATTATCAGGAACGATGTATACTGCTGGTCCTTTATTTTCATTTAGATAAGATTTTAAAATTAATAATCCTACAACTGTTTTTCCACTACCTGTATTCATTTTAATAACAGTATTTTTTTTCTCTCTAAAATCAGCAAACCATTTTTCTAATACTGTACTTTGAACATCTCTAAGGTACTCTTCATATTTTTTTGATTTTCTCGGCAATACATCAAATATTTGTATAGGATTGAGAATGGGATCTAGATTAGCATCTGCATTTAATTTATCAAAATTGATTAACACCTAATAGCCACCTGCTTTCATATATTAAAAAAAGATTATTTTAGAAAAATCTATATAACTGGAAAGAATATAATAATATTATCGTGATTTCCCCTTCAGTCACCTTTTATTATACGATAAACAAGTTGAAATTATATAATTTTTCCAATTTAAATTATATAATTTTATTTTCACTTCACATACACATAAGCTTCATTAGCTGTTACATAGTATATTTTTTATTTTTCTATATACTCGTAGAACCATTTACCCTCAGGTCTATTGTCCATCCAAGCTGTAATCTTATCGAGCTCACCGTTTGGTAACACTTCGGTTTGTAAATATGCAATACCAGTTAACGGATCGGAAATAACCTCCCCTTTAGTTCCACGCTCAGCCATAGCATTTAACACTTCTGGAACCAATGAGACACCAAAACCACCTGATTTAACGTATTGATAACCACCATTTGAACCTGCTTGTTCTAGTTGTTTTCCTTCTGTGAACCAAGATAATGGTTTGCTTCCAATTAATTCATTCAAATCGCACTTACCGATACCAGGTACATTACCAGTTTCAGTGTATTGCCAAATATCACATAGATATGCTGGTCTCTTCCCACCATAACGTGGAATCCATACAAAGTCAGCATTTACATTTACCATTCCAAATGGGGCATACATATGATGACCAACATATAAACCAATTTTCCGAGCACCTAATCGGCGTAGTTCATCAATAAAAGCTTGTGCGCCCGCTCTCATATCGTTCATTGTTTTCACTTCAACATCTGCAACCCAAACTGTAGCGCTCTTGTCGCCGCGGTTCCAGAAGTCTCGAGCTTCTATCCGTGCATCATTTTCAGAAACAAAACGACAGAATGCGTAGTTGCCAAAAGGAATTCCATGTTGCTTCATGGCTTGCACGTATCCTTTATACAATGGATCTACATAATTTGAACCATCTTGTACACGAGCGATGATAAAATCTACGTATTGCTTTGCTACAGCCCAATTAATATTACCATTCCATTTTGAAATATCTACAATGTGTCTCATTATTTATCCTCTCCTTCGCTATTTACATCATGATCAGACCAAATACCTAATGCGATACCAACTGACAGCAAATAAGGTGCTAATTCATCCAAAAAGCTCTTAGCTTCTGGTACACCGAATTTTGTAAATAAAAATCCAAGCAAAGAAAAAACCGCAACCCATGTTTTCCAGTTGCGTAATCGTTTTTTGATATTATCTTTTAACATATTACATGCCTCCTTTCATTAATAACCCTAATAATCCGGCTACAATCGCTCCAATGATGATGCGAAGAATCCATGTAGTATTAGCGCTGATTTTTTCGAGCTGTTTGTTTATATTCACAATGTCCTTTTCATTGACAGTGGTACGTGTTTCTAAGTTGCGTATATCACGCTGCATATCCTTTTGATCTGACTTAATTTGTTGGAGTTCTTGCTTTAAATCTTGTATTTCTTGCATTGGTTCACCCCCTTAAAAAAGATAAAAAGAGAGACCTTCGTCTCCCTTTTCTTCATTCGATATTTAGTTTGCTGATACACCATATTACACATAATTTTTAATTTGTGATAAATCTAATAACATTTTCAATTTCTTGTAAATTGAAAGATGAAAAATGAACAACATTATTACTTCTAAAATGACATTTAACATTCTTTATATTTCCATTTGTATTAAATAGTATTGCATTTTGATATTGATTTGGTTGAAGTTTGCATACTAAACTAATAACTTGCCCCGTTACAACACCAGGCTCTGAGACTAGTAGCTCTTGTTGACTATTCATTACTTGTACATTATAGTTTTTTTCTATATTACTAACATCCATGTTATCTCTCCTCCTTTCTTACTTAAATTATATATCATTTATTTATATATATATAAATAACATTCAATTTAAATATCAATTTTCACTTCATTTTGTTGTAAAAGCCGTATTTTGTGCAAAATAAAAAACAGCTTATGGCTGCTCTGGTTTCTTATTTATTAATTGTTGTAATAACTCTTCTAAAGCTGTAATTCGCTTTTCTTACTGAGTCGTTTTTTATTTATCGTTCATCTAACTTTTGTTTTAGTATGACAGTTCGTTATATTAGTTGACCACTTCCGTTACATCTTTTAAAACAATTACATAGGTTGCTCTTTGTAATACTTTGTGTTTCGTTTCTAATCCACCAAAAGCTTTTTCTATACACTTCCACTTCATTTCCTTACCGTTAAACACATCATATCCGGATAACATTTGAAATGCATAATTTACTACATCGCTCCCAAAATCCGGTCGCATTTTAAACCATCCTTTCACATTTGAATGTGTAGTATGTGGAAACGCTTGTTTTCCTAATGTAGTTAACTCGTTTATTAAATCTTCCGGAAGTTTAAACAATGGAAATTCAGAAACCATTAATGATTCATCATAATTTAATTGTTCTCGAACTCTATCAGCATTGATATTGATAATCATATGATTCTCCTCTAATAAGATATCAGAACCATGATCGATTGTTAATTCATCAAATACCGGTTTGAAAAATTTAGCCATAATAATTCACTCTCTTTTCGTTTTATTTGTTTAGTAATTGTTGCACTAATACCTTTAATTCATCAATTTCAGCTTTCATTGAAACTTTCTCAAGTTTTTCTGTTTCAAGTTGTTCTTTAAGATTGTCAACTTCCTGCTTCCACATACCGTGGTCAAATTGAAGATTTTTAACTTTAAAGTCAACTTCTTGTATTGCTTGAATAGAAATTGAAACCGTGCTATAAAGTGTTACAGCGTCTTTCTGTGGTGTGGTGAATACATCGTCAGAGTCCTCCGCAATCATACCGTAATTAATTGGAAGTATAATAGACTCCCCTGACTCGAAGCGTTCAACATCTCTTATAAAGTGATACTGTTTGATGTTTACAGAGTTGATTTTATCTAAAGCAGAGAATGGAAGGTCTTCTATGTCCGTTTTAAGCGTACGAGAAGAATTAGGGATAAATTCTTGCGCCCACATACGCCCTGTAGCAGATATATTTTCTTTAGCTCGCAGTGTTCTTAATTCTATATCTTTCCATCCTTGACCCATCATATCTTTAATCTGCAAGCCATTGTTATAACCTTGTACAAAACTTGACCTTATCATTGCATTACCCATGATTAAATCATGATCGGTGGCGCCGTTTACGAAATGTATTTTATAGTCACTGCCTTTTCTTTTGAAAGTAAACTGCCCCGCGTTATTTGTAAAAATATGCGGCTCAGTTGTAGTTACAGAGAAGTAACCATATCCTGGAGCCCATCCTTCAGATTCAAAAATAATATTATTCAAGTTTTGAAAACGAAATTGTCCATCTGAATATACGCTCAGATGTCCACCATCATTATGCATTTGAATATAGTTTGACCAAATATTAGTTCCTTCTGCATTTTCTCCTTTAGAAATCCCAAATTTTGCATATGCTTTAGAAGGTTGATCGACTCCATTAATTCGCGGCATGACTTGATAAATATAAAACGATCCTGTACCCCTGTATTTAATATTGTCAGAACCAAGGACGAGTGAAGGTTGAATACTTCCATCATTTGTTTCCATAAATCCTATATAGCCACGTGGCTTATCTGCATCGAAAATCTTCATGTCTTGCTTATTTATTTCAACAAATCTGTTTCCACTCGTTTTAAGTGTTACTCCTTCTAAAATTTTTCCTTTGATATGATTCGCTGTAATAAAACCTACTAAGTTAATTCTGTTCGCATTCAAAGTAATGTTTTCTTTACTCATATTGAAGGCTGCAATTACATCATTTTCTTTTACAGATATACTAACGCCTTTTTCCGTTAACTGAAGACGGGTTTCCATATCTCTTACATAAGAATCTTTTGCAAATTGTCCATTTGCTTGCTCTATTGTATATACTTCTGTCTTTTTTGCTGCAGCATTGATCCCCAGCTCATTGATAGTGAAACGGTTATCAATTAAAGTCATCTTCTGGTTAAATTGTTCAGTTGCAAGCTTGTTGGCTAATTCATCTAATAAATCTTGTTTATTCTGATTAACTGTTTGCTTCAACTCTGGAATCTTGAACCCAGCAACATAATCTTGTACTTGTTTTAGTTCGACTTTACCTTCAAGTGCTTTCGCAGTATTTTCCCAACCAGCTTTCGCCTCTTGTAATTGTTTTCCTTGTTCTGTCTGCGTATTTTGTATTAAAGAGACATTTTGTTTAATGGTAGTTGCATCTTTTTCTACAGTAGCAACACGCTTATCAAATCCACTTTGATTGTTTTCTACTTTTGTAATTGTTTCTTTAATTCCATCCACGCTTTTTGCAATTTCAGTTGTTTTCTGAGTGAACTCATCCGCTGTTACCTGTTCTTCAGGCGGTGCTGTCCAATCCTGTGGCTTATTCCCTTTATACAAGGCGACCCATTCCACAGTAGATTTCGTAGTACTACTCGGATAGTTATATAAGCTTAACTTTCGTTCATTTCCACTTGTAGCCGCAACAGCTTTAAAAGTTACATAAGTTATTCCATTCGCATAAACACTTGTTACATATCCAACATTGCTAGACCCGCCATTCTGCCAAATTCCAAATTTCTGCCCTTGTGGGACACTCCCTTTAATTACAAAGGTATATTCCTCACCCGCAAAAAAATTTTCAGTTAGAGAATATTGATTGATTAGATAGTCTGTTTTTTCATATTTAACATTTGATTTTAATAAAAGGTTACGTCCGCCAGCTTTATCACTATTAACCTTTGTTTCTACACTCGTTAACTTCTCGCTGATTTTCCCAGCTTTTTCTTCTATTTCAGTAGTTGTTTTCTTTAGGTCACTTGTTGTTTGCTGCACATCAGAAATAGTTTTCTTTGTACCTTCTACAGTTTGTTCGACTGTATTTAATTTATTGCTGATATCAGTATCTTTTTTTGTTAACGATTCAATAGAAGTTTTAAATCCATTAGAATCTTGTTCAAACTGAGTTACTTTTTTATTGATTTCACCTTGTTTATTTTCGATATTAGAAATTGTACGACTGACACCTTGTAACCCTTCCTGTACTTCGTTGAATTGTCCTGTAGCTTGATTTTGTGCTTCTTGAACCTTTTTGTTTAATTCTGTTTTTGTAGATTCGATATCCTTATTAACCTGCGCTAGTGTCTCTTCCTTGATAGTTTCTGGATCAGGAACAACCGATTCCCACGCTGCACCTGTCCATATTTTTAAAATACCAGGCTTCCCATTACTAATATCACGCCAAAGTGTTTTATAAGGTTTAAGTCCTGTTGTTGGTGGATTTTTAGCTTCAATGATTTCTACCGTGTTATTTTTAAGATTCTCTTGAACTTTTTCAGCCAGTGTTTTCGCTGCTTCGGATTCTTTCTTAGCATTACTAGCTGTTTCATTTGCATCTTTCACTAATTCATCTAACTGATCTATCAGTTCTTGCTTACTTCCTAGTGAACTAAGAATACGATTATATATTTTTCGTAGTTCTTCATTTGGATCAGTAATTTCGCGATAATCACCAAACACATATTTATCTTGTGTAGGATCCGTAAAAGATTCATCACCAGCAATTACCCGTGCTTCAAGGTATAACTTAGGCGTGAAGCCTGTATCCTTGATTCGGATAGTATCGCCCTCGTTAATTAGTTCATGTGCTAGTCCGAAAATACGTCCGATCGATTGTGCTTCTACTTCGTAAGAAACTGAAGAATTGACACGTTTTTTTAATTCTATTTCCATTAACGTCATTAAACGTTTTGGAGTCATGTCTAATTCTTCTGTTTCTGGTGTATAAAAACCAAATTTATGTTTACCACGTTCATTCCATCGTTGAAATGCATCATTATCAACAATATAGGGAAGTCCCCTATTGATACTTTCAATTGTAATTACGGTATCGCCTTCGCCTTTCACAAATCCGACTAGTGCTGTACAAATATCTCTTGAATGTTCCGTACGTGTAACGCCTATCAAATCTTTACCCAACTCTATTTCTTTCCCAGTGTCTCGACCACGTCTTTGAATCATATCAACATACCATCCAATTATTTGTGACCCTTGAATCTCAACACGGTACTGAATTTCTAATTTGAATAAAGAAGCTATTTTCTTTAAAAATGTTAGGGGATCAATAAATTCATCAATGGTCATAGTGTGGAATCCCGCATAATCCGTTTTCCCACGTTTCCATTTCATTCCTACTAGGGCCATATCAATAAATTCGTTTACCGTTTTACCTTCTATTCGTTGCGGTTTTATAATTCCTGACTTAGCAATTTGAACCCAAGCTCCTGAAGCATATGTAGTAATGGATCGTTTATCAGAATTCTTCTCAACTTCTGTAATAACATATGGTACAATTCTTCCGTCGCGAACTTCTTTTAAAACAAGATTTTGTTGTTGTAACGTAGCCGAATGAGTTGTTCCATCAAAAACAGTAAAATCCAACATATCAACATTGTTTTTGATTTCCCAATGCCTTTTATCATCCCAATAGTCCTGCGGCTGAATAGCTGCAACGATTTGATCTGTTTTAAAATCCACAACATGCAAAATGCCGCTTGGTGTTCTCATCTATATCTCTCCCTATAACTAACGGTCGCTTTAACATCTGGTGGCATTATTTCGATTAAATTTTCGCCACGTATTACAGTTGGAAAATTACTAAAAATGTCTTTTAAATTAATTGCATTCTTACCGTTAATTGTTACAAGACTTTTTTCTGTATCAATAATAATTTTGTCTCTTGCATCAAAAATGTAAGGCGGATCGTTTTTGGTATTTAAATTTACTTTCCAAAACTTTAAATCACTAACTGACATCGCTTCTACGGGCGGAACATCTTGCCATTGCATAATACTGATTTGAATTTGCGCCGCTTTTTCCATGTGATAGTTATTTTCATCCGTCCACCGCACAAATCGTTCAGAATCATCTTTTTCCGTCCCCGGGAGGAATTTCGAAATATACGCTTCCCATACATTTCCTGTTCTAGCTATCCACAATCGCCCTTGATACTGGTTCCAAGTGTTTGGATAATCTCCACTTTCATGAATTAAACTTCTTCTTCCTGGTTTATTATCATAACCGATTACCATTGTTCCGAAGTTTTGTTCAGCTTGCCAAAATACATCAGTCATAGCTATTTTCGAAAGCACTTTACTGTTTTCATCTAATATCGCTATTTCCACTCGCCCCATCTCATTGATACGTTTACTTTTACATGTAACATAAGCCTGCATAATAAAATCTTGCACTGGCCCATTAGGTATATTTTTTTTAACAGCTGCACCATTCCATCCTTTTCCTGTCCCTGTAACATAATTAGAGCAATAAAATTCATAACCGTCTGATTTCATTTCACCGACTGGGTTGCCATCTTCCATTGAACTTACTTTACTCCACCCAACAGTGGTAGTCATTTCATCCCATATCAGCCTTTGATTTCTCTCTACAGGTAGTTGCTCTGTTTTTAAAGGATAACCGATTCTAAAGTAATCGCGATTATAAGGGGACTCACCAAACCAAACATCTAAAAATGTACTTGGTTTCTGTGCTTCGATTTCAATAATTGGAGGTGCTTCTATATTCCCTTGATTAATAAAAGAAGTTGTAACTTCAGTATCACCTTTTTGAGAGAACGTGTGAGTATTTTGTTTTCCTAATTTATATGGCATTGGACAAACAAAAGTAATAACGCCTTTACCTCTATTAATTATTTCATCCAAGTCAACAGAACCATCGATTAATGCTAGATAAGTCCTATCTAATTCATCATCAAAAACAAGTTCAGCAGGTTGCTCTGTATAAAGCCAATCCGCTAAGTCTTCTTTTACCTTTTGTAAATCAGCCATATCTTTTTTCGCTTTAATTACAAGAGGAACATCAATACGACGTTCCTCCGTTTCTGTATTAAGAAAAAGAGCCCCTGCATGATGAGGGACTCTTACTAAATTCCTTTTAACTGGAGCCCAGGAAGGGCGTTTTCTTCCAACTAGCATTTGAACATAATCTTTTTTAATCTTATTAAAAGTAAAACTGAGTTTCCCCAACATGTTCACCACCCTTAAAATTCCGCTCTTCTTTTTTGTTCACGATCTTGAAGCTTTGTAGTATAAGTGTAACTTCCATTTGCTAACTCTTTTCCATCTAAAACATTGGTCATATTCAAAGTGAGATTTAGTTCTTTTTCAATTTGATTCGCATAACTACGTTGATCAGGTGATTCTAATGGTCTATACCAAACTTCTCCTGGGTTATCTGATAAAACTTCTCTCCATCTAGGGAAGCTTCTAACCTCATTAATTGAAAGACCTTCAAATCGTTCCATTTGACGTCCGATTTCTTTCACAACGTCATGCATACTTTCTGGTATATGTGTAAGCCAATCATTTAGATAATCTCCATCTACAAAAATAGCATTAAAATATTTCGATAGCGGATCATCCCCATTAAATTGGAATATATCACTTTCTGAAATTTTACGTAAGCCATCGGACGCCATACCTGAAAATGCTGATCCAATGTTGCTCATTTGATAATTCAAGGCACCTACGACTCGTTTCGCAGCGTCTACTACAAATACTTTCCCTTTATCTATACCAACCCCAAGACCTTCTGGAACGGCACTTCCTAAAGGAATCATAACTTTTGATGGACTGTTTATATCTAATGCTCCCGCAATTGTATTTTTAATCTCTCCAGCTATGCTTTTCGCTTTACTATATAAGCCGCCTGTAGCATCATCTAAGCCTTTTTCAAGGCCCTCTATAATTGACTTACCAATGGAACGTAAATTTATAGATTTGAAAAATTTTTCAACTGTATTCCACTTATCTTCAATGCCACGTTTTATTTCTTCCATTTTATCTGTAACAATTTTTTTCTTTTCTTCAAATTTCTTTGAAACTGTATTTTTTATTTCTTCCACCTTACTGTTTGCCGATGTTTTCATATCCTCATATTTGTTGGTAACATCTGACCACATTTCTTTCATTTTTCGAACAACATCATCTTTCATAACCTGGTATTTCGACTTCACTTGACCAGTTTCCCAATCTACTTGATTCACATGTTCACCAGCTTGTGATTTAGCTTCATCTACAATTTCTCTATGTTTGTCTTTAGCTGTAGACACTGTACTGTCATACTGACGTTTCGCCTCAGCGATGATTGCATTCGCTTCATCTGCTGTAATGGTTTTATTTTCATCACGTTGACGAATCGCCTCAGCAATTTTTTCATCACGGGTCTTTTTCGCATCTTCAATCACTTTATCCCTTGCTTTAGCGCTATTCTCTACAACTTCTGCTGCCTGTCTAGCTGAAATCTCACTGGCCTGTACGCGCATATTTTCAAGAATAACTTTTTGCTCCATTTGATTTTTAGACATATGCTCTACAGCAACTCTGTCCATTTCATCCTGCAATGCTTGTAAAGAGATGCGTTCGGAGGTCGTTAATTCTCTATTTTCTCTAGCTGCTGTTTGTAAAATTTCTTTAATTTTATTTTCCTTTTCCTGTGTTTTTAGCTTTTCTTGTTCATAATGTTGATTTAACTGTTCGATTCGTTTGTTCTCTTCTTCAGCGGTCAATACATATGAATCTGCAAAGAATTTTTTAAGTCCTTCAATTTCTTTTTGCTGTCTTGTATTAGTTTTTTCAATAATTGTATTAGCTAACTTATCATATTGACCTATTAATTTTTGTGACTGCTCTTCTGTTATCACTTCATGGTTCAATCTAATTTCAGTTAACTTTTGTCTAATGCCATCAGACAGCTTGAAATACTCACCAAGAACTTTCTTTGTGGAAGAACTTACTTTCCCCTCTGTATTGGTAGCAAAACGATCTACTGAAGCGATACTGTCTTCAGTTGCTTTTTGATATGCTTTATATGCGACAACCCCAGTTCCAATAAGAGCTGCTGCTATTAAACCAACAGGTCCAAGAAGCAATCCTAATGCACTTCCTAACATACCAACTGCAGCACCAGCAAGACCTGCAGCACCACCAGCAATTCCTAACGCTGTTGCTAATGCTCCAATTCCTGACATGATCATCCCGAATGCTGCAAGAACAACACCTATTGCTGTTGCTATTGCTGTAAGCGCAAGAACAATACCACCTGTAATTGCGATAGCCTTTTGTACTGGTCCAGGTAATGCGTTGAATCCATCCACAAGTTTCTGCAACCCAGCAACAAAAACACTAACCACAGGGGCTAGCGCATCACCAATTGTCTTTTTCATCGTCGAAAACGCTGAATCTAGTAATGTAAGGCGTCCCTTTAACGTATCAATCTTAGTGGCTGCAACCTCAGCGGCTGTCACTTTTGACATGGCATCCCACATACTGTTTACCCCATTCGCACCTTCTTTGAAAAGAATAGTTGCACCACGTACAGCATCCGATCCGAATAACGTTTCCAAAGCCATACTACGTTGCTGATCTGTTAAATCTTTCATTGATTCATGAAGTGTTCCCGAAATATTTTCTAAGCTTTGAATATGTCCTTGTTGATCATAGAATTTTGATGATAGGAACGCTGAACTTGTAGCTAATTCACGAAATGTGGTATCACACTTGTCATTCCACTTTTTCGCACCTTCTATTTTCATTACATAGCCTTCTAAAGCTTGCTCAATATCACCGACGCTCCTTGAAGCTGGTTGTATACCGTTTTTAACAAGAAAATCATAACCAGCTTGTGCATTATAAGTAATTAACCCTAAATCCCTCATTTGATTATATGCTTCTTTTGTTGTTGGATTTAATCGCATAAGCATTGTTTTTAAAGAAGTACCTGCATCAGAGCCTTTTAAACCATTTTGTGCAAAAACCGCTAACGTAGTAGCTGTATCCTTAAATGTCATTCCAGCTCCTGCTGCTACTGCTGATGAAGCTGAAAGACCGTATTTTAACTCCCGTACATCTGTTGCTGAAGCATTAGCGGCTCCAGATAAAATGTTTGCTGCATCCGCAACTGAAAGATGATCTGCTTTAAATGCATTTAAGGCTGTGGATGCAATCTCTGCCGCTTCACCTAATTCTAGTTCTCCTGCTGTCGCTAAGTTAAGAGCACCCTCTAAACCACCATTTATAATATCTGTTAAACTAACTCCAGCTTTTATTAATTCCTCTATACCTTGTCCTGCTTGAACACTAGAGTATTTTGTTGTTTCTCCCATGTTGACAGCTAATTCACTTAATTTCTTCATTTCTTCTCCAGTAGAACCAGATACAGCTTTAACATTGGCCATTTGTTGCTCAAAATTCATGGATTCTTCTACAGCCGATTTTAAACCCCGACCTATTGCATAAGTCATTCCACCAAACACCATACCGATTTGCATACCAGCATTTTGCAAATGATTACCTAACGTCTCCATACGAGTACCGAAGTTTAATAAACGATTTCCTTGTTGTTCTAATTCGTGGTTCGACTGACGTAATTCGTTTTCAAATCGATTTAGTTCACCTGTTGCTCGATGGATTTGTTCTGCATATCGCTGTGCTGATTGGCTTGCTTCACCTTCTTCTGTTTTTGCACGATTATAGGCTTGTTGAAGTTCCCTAACCTTCTCTTTTTGCTTATCTACTATACGAGACAGAACGTCTACTTTCGCCCGTGTTTGTTCCGTTGCATTAGAAAAGCCGCCCATACCTGTTGTAATAGACTGAAATTCAGCCTGTAAAGATTTTAAAGAATTGTTTAACTTATCCATCCCTTTTTGTTCAGCTTGACGGTTTACTTGCTTTAATTCATTTTCAAATCTATTTAAATCAGCAACTGCTTTATTCACTTGTGAAGCATATCTTTGAGTTGCTGCATCATTTTCACCTAATTTAGCCTTATTTTGATCATAAGCTTGTCGTAATGCTTTCACTTTTTCTTTTTGTGCATCAATAAGCCTACTGAGTGTGTTCATTTTCGCTTGTGTTTGTTGACTAGCACTTGCGAATCCACCCATTCCAGTACTAACAGATTTCAGCTCATTCTGTAATGTCCTAACCGCACGACCTGAGTTTGCGATACCTTGCCGAAAATTTACGTTATCAAGGGATAGCCTAACGACCAAATTATTCATTTCATTCGCCATAGTCTCACCCCCTCATTAAATAATGTTTTCTGCCGGAACTTCAATTTCATTTGAGTTATGATTTTCACTGTTTGAATGATCTTGTTCACGATATTTTTGATTTAGCCTTAAATAATGCCAGATATCCATTTCATTATCGATATGATGATGTTTATACCCCTGACGTAATAAAGAGAGGTAGAGCTCGTCCATAAACTCACTGAACGTTAGCCCTCCTCCCTCTACGCGTTTGGGTTTGTTTCTTCTCCAGTTCCTGGTGTACCACCAGCCGCTTCCACAGTTGCATTAATAATTGCATTAATTACATCTGAAGTTGTCGATAAGAATTTACGGGCATCCACGCCGTCCCAATATTGATCCAATGTAAATTGTTCACCGTAAACTTTTACTACATATTGAACCATTTTATCCATATCCTCAGGCCCAGGATTGTTTGGAATATCAGCAAGTTCAGGTGCTTGACGAATCAAACGAGCCGGAATGAACTCCGGTAAATTAAAAGTTTTCTTTTCTTTATTGATTACTAATGTTAGTTTCATAGGTATTCCTCCTTAGTTAATAAAAAAGAGAGAGCTTTTGCCCCCTCTTACTTTCCTGCTGGTGGTGTTGCTGTTTTTTCATATACCTTTTTGAACCAATTGTCTCCGATAGCTTTTGTGAATGTAGGCTCGTCAGCATCAGCTGTAAATTTAGGTCTATCATCAAAGTCACGTTCAATGAATGAGCCTTTAAGTTTTGTAGTTTGGAAGTTTGGTTTATCCTTCTTAGTTTCAGCTTCTTCCTCCTCTTGTGAAAGCTTCCCTTTGAGTAACCAAACATAACGGTATTTACTATTGGCCTTTAAAAAGCGCCATCCAATTGCTAAATATGGCTTTTCTCCCTCTCGTTTTTCATCTAATACGCCATCTGTAACTTCTGGATACCCTTCAATATCTGCTTTCGCTGATAAGGAAAGTCCGCGAACTTCAATTTCAACTTCCACTTCTCCGTCAGATTCAGCAATCTCTGATTTTTTATTATCACTCCACATAATTTCTGAAGCTACTTTTTTAGAAGTTTTAACCTTTACTGCCCCTTCTAACTTCTTTACATCTGCATATGAAACACCTGATGCATCATCTTTTAATAGTTTTGCATAAACAAGACTATCTACACCGACAGTCGAACTAATTGTAATAATTTCTCCAGCCATCTATAACTCCACTCCTTTCGCGAAACGCATCGCGTAATGAAAAATTTGTGTATCATCTTCATACAAATCAGCTACTGCATAACGTGAGAAACCAATATCTTTCATGATTTCATTTACTTTTTGATGGATTGCTGTTGTACTACCTTTTGACCAGATATCGATTTGGAATGTGATTTCACTTTCACTTTCATCATTATCCGCAAACCCATCTGGTCTATTGTCTAATTCAAAAAATGTAATCCGTGGAAACTCTTCAGCATTTTTAGCTTTACGATAATAAACACGTCTTCCACCCAATAAAGAAACAAGCTCCTGATTATTTTCAAGAGCTTGGACGATTTCAGGTCGTAAATTTATCATATATTCAGCCTCATCTCATTCTTTAAGATGTCTGTCATAGCACGTACCGCATCCGCTTTAGAAGCGTTAAAACCGGGTTCTATAAATGGATGTGCCGGCATTTTAGAAGTACCCCACTCTAAAAACTTTCCATAGAAATATGGAGAACGATCCGCTTTGTCTATTCCAATCTTGATCGTTTTCACACCATTTTCCATTCGCGCCTTTGTAACCCGTATATTATCAAGCAAATGTTGGCCTGTACGCCAAGGTTCACTTTTGGACGGTTTTTTAGGGCTTGAACTCCTTGGTTCACTTCTTTCAGCAATAGCTTTTCGAATTTGCTCACCACCAGCCGCAAGTGCTCCGTCTTCAATCTTTTCTCCACGTAAACCCATTTGTTCTAATTCAGATATCAAGCGATCAAAGCCTAAAAAATCAACACCATCAGCCATTCATTCCACCACGCTTCCACATAATTGATAAGGTGTGTTTTTCAGTTGGAATAACTGAAACAATGTCATAAATTACGTTCTTATATTTAATCTTCATATCAGCATTCACATCAGCACGATATCGGATTTCTGTTTCACCTTGAATTTCACTATTAGCTGCCGCTGCTTCAAAGTATTTTCTTCCCTTTAAAAAAATAAAAGAGCCCCATACAGTAAAGGAATCCTTGTAACCTTCTATTGGATCACCGTCTGGGCTCTTTGCTTCATCATCTTTCACTTGAAATGTAAGACGTTTATCTAATTCACCTGGATTCACTTGAATCACCACCACAATATTGCAACTGAACTAATATCGATTGCAAACTAAATGCTAATTGTTCTGCTTTCCCAACCGCCTCACGGTTTTCATGCCAATGAGCAATTAAAATACGAGCTGCTAATTTAGCAAGCTCACTTTTTAAATCCACATTTTTACTTGTAGCATTTTTAATATATATTTCAGCTGCTATTACGAAAGATGTAATGAGATCGTCCTCCTCATCACCATCCACACGAAGATACTTTTTCGCTTCCTCTAATGTTAGTACCAAGAAGGACACCTCCTACTTTATTAAGCCCCTGTTTTAGGCGCAATCGTAATTTGCCCATATACAACTGCTTCTTGGTCCCATAATGTAACATCTTCACGTTCGATTGCTCGAAACTCAGAAGTGTTTGTTCTCCAAGCATTTCCGCCTTCTTTGGTCATATCAATAGATAATTGTTTTCTATCCCAAAGAATAACTGCCTCTTTTAAGTCACCAACAATGAAAGGTGCTTTTCCGTCTTTATCTGTAGCAATTGTTTTATTAGACAAAACAATAACGGGCTTACCGGAAAATAACTTACGAGTTGGATTTGTTGGATCTGGTTGAAGTAGTGGACGTCCATTTTTATCTTCTAATTGATCTAAGTAATTAAATCCATCTTGGTTTGTAAAAATGTTAGCTGCTGCTGCAAATATTGGATCTAGTGTAACGTTTAATGTTGTTTTAAGACCGTTATAATCCTTTAAATCAACTTTTGTTAGTTTATTGATTTCTTGTAAAATCAAATAGTTTCGAGTTGCAATAGATTTTTTCGCGATCCATTGACGTAAATAACTTTCTAAAGCTTGATCTGTATCATCTAACAAATCATTTGGTACTGGTAAAAAGCCTGCATAATCCTCAATTGCATAAGATAAACGATTGAATTCAGGAGAAGCAATTTCTTGCATTGCATTTGGCTTACCATACTCAGATAATGGCGCAAAAGGTGTAGATGCTGCACGTTTTTCTAGTGTACGGGCTCCCTTGTTTGTTGATACAGGTTGTACATTTACATATTGTTCTAGGCTATCAACCGTTTGTTTTAATTGATTAATAGTTATCGTAATATCTTCTGGAACAATATAGCCACCATCTTTACCTGAATTCTCAGATAAGGCCGCTTTGTATTCCTGCATAACGCTTGCTTCTTCATGACTTAAATTTTGACCACGGATAGCTTTCATAAATACTTCTTTGTACGATGGATCTTCATTTTTAACTGATGATGGAGGCAAAACTCCTGCTTGTGAATTTACAGGGTCAGAAACTTGAATTTGCATCATTGCTAGATAGTTATCCAATTCATTTTTTGCGTTTTTCGCTTCCTCAATTTTTGCCTTTGCATCTTCATATTTACCGCTATTGTTAAATTCTTCTGCTTTCGCTTTTAAATCAGCAACTTTTTGACGTAACTCTTGTTCACGTTTATCCATTCGGTATTTCCTCCTTGTTTTGGCACAAAAATAGACCTATAGCTCTAACAGGTCTAGTGCGTTTTGTATTTTTAATTGTTCGTTATTATCCTTATTTGGAATAGAAGGAGCCTTTGCTACAATCTTATTTGGTGTTTTTTGATATTTATCAAAGTAATCACTGCTACAAGCTGCGATGTCTTTCGCTTCTACAACTTCAATATTGAAGTATTTTTCAGCTTCTTCACCACTTAACCAAGTCTCAGCATCTACTAATTGTTGAATTTCTTCAATTTCAACGCCTTCTTTTAAGTTTTCTTTGTATACATTCATGATTCCTGACTCGATGTTATCAAGGTCCTCTGCTGCTTTTCGGAAATCAATTGCATTTCCAGCTGCATATGTCCAAGGCTTATGAATCATTAAGAAAGCATTAGAAGGGACAACAACACGATCACCAGCCAGGGCGATTACGGAAGCGATAGAAGCTGCAACACCATCTACATAAACAGTTTTCTGAGCCTTATTGCGCTTTAACATGTTATAAATGGCTAAACCAGCAAATACAGAACCACCACCACTATTTACATAGATATTAAGGTTACTTTTATCATCCAATTGCCCTAAAATGTTTTTTACATCATCCGGCATAATATCAGAATCATCCCATTTCCAACCTGTATTATTTATGATGTCACCATAGATAAATAGATCTGCTGACGATTCCGTTTGATTTTTAATAGTAAATACGTCTTTAATCGTCCTCACCTCCCTTCTGTAGTGCCCCTCCATTAGCTTTCGCTAATTGGTATTCATCGGCAATCTCAATAGATACATGGTTTAAGTCAACGCGATGTTTATCACCGTATTCCCCAATCCCGTCCATGTCCTCTAGTTCCAGCACCTTATTAATAGAAAATGCACCAGCATCTAACATAATTTTGTAGAATTCTGCTCGTGATTTAGAATCAGCCCGTAATAAGCTTGTCAGATTAAACTTTAGATAATATCGTTTTTGTTCATTAAACGAAAATGATTTATAAGAAAACTCTTCTTCATACTGTATAAGAATTGGGCTCAAAGTATTTTGAATAAAATCTAACGCCTGTTGCTCAATATTGGAGAAAGTAGCACGATCTAACTCATTAATCATGTGCAACGGAATGTTAAAGATATTTGCAATCTCGCCCTTATCAAATTTCATACCTTCAATAAATTGGGCATCCTTTAAAGGCATACCAACCTTCTCAAATTCTAAACCAGCATCTAAAATGGCAATTCTTTGAGCATTATTTAATCCTGTATTTGCCTCTTCCCATGCATCACGAAGTACTTCTTTTGCCTCTTTGCCAAGTGCTTGTTGCGTTTTTAATATTCCGCTATGCGCTGCACCGTTTGTAAAGAACTTACCTTTAAACTTCTGTGCCGCCTGTGAGCTACCTATAGACTCCCTTGCAATTTGAATAGGGGGTTTCCCCTTTAGACCATCAGTAGACAATGTTGTAAGATGAATAATGTCATCATCAGGTATTTTTATAGGTGTGCCGTCTGGCAAACTAGTGAAATACCATAGCTTATTGGTCTTTAGGTCCACAGTGGGCGTTGTAACAGCTGGATTCAGTACCCATAATTCTTTTGGTCTTCCATCCACACCCCAATGAATATTGATGTAGGCATTTCCCCATGTATTACGGTGTGTTTCAATTAAATGTTTGAATTTGAATGGGCTTTGATAAGGATTGGGTCTTCTTTCTAGAACAAAATATACTTGATGTGCCTTATCCCGTTCCCTTCCCTTCGCTGTCTTTTTAAACGTTTGGAACGGAAGCATCGCAACACTATTTGCAAGGATATTAATACACCGATAAACTGTTGGAACACCTAAAGAGGACTCAACCGTTACCTTTTCACCGCTTGCGGCTTGATATCCAAATAAACTTTTAAACCAAGGAGAAGGATTTTTTAAATCTGTCGTATCCTGATTTCTAAATAACTGCCGAAAAATCAAATGTTTCACCTCCTTTCTATCTTCTTATCATTACCACCCCCATCATTGTGAGAATAATCCCTAACAGATACCATCCATAAATCGGATTAACAAAAAAAGTCGTCCCTACAATGATGGACAACCCTGAAATTAATAGAATATCCTCTAAAATACTTATAAAAAATAATAAGAATCGCATGTAATTCCCCCTAGAATGAGAAATCTTGACTTAAAATATAGGAATTTAAGTCCATTTCACCAGAATTGAGCATGCATCGAACATGTGAGTTAATGACAGCTGCTATCGGATCAATTCTTTCCGTTGTTTTCGACTTGTCCAACATGATATTTTCGTTAGCATCCTGTTTTGTTATAGCATTACTAGTTGCCCAGTTCAGTACCGGGTTGTTGTTATGGATGACCTTCTTTTGATACACTTGTTCACGAAAATCCTTTGTAGGGCCTGATAAAGTTGCCATACCTTGGCGTATCTCTATCATGGTATACCCTTCCGCCTCCATGTCTTGCATAAATTGTGTTGCGTTCCATGGATCGGCACATATTTCTTTAATCTTAAATTTATGATCTTTTTCCATATTTCTAATATGTGTTTTAATATATTCGTAATCAACCACTGCACCAGGTGTTGTTGTGATCCATTTTTGTTGTACCCACAGATCATAAGGGACTTTATCCGTTTGTCTCTTTTCAGCCAACGTATCTTCTGGCATAAAGCTATGACTAATTACGATATACTTATCATCTTTTTTAAACTCAAACGAAATACTTGTTAAGTCAATTTTTGCTGATAAATCGACACCTACGGTGCATTCCAACCCTTTTAATTCGGATAATTCCACCGTTTCTTTACAATCCTTCCATTTTTGCATATCCATATAGCCATTTTCTTTCATATCCACCCATCTATTCATGTTTTTCGTGAGATAATTACGCATTTTCTCAGGTACATCAAGCGCTGATTGAAGTTCTCCTTTTAAAAAAGAACGCCCTTCTTCATAACTACATAGGATTGGATTTGCTTTTTCCCACACTTCCGGATTCGTAATCTCATCATCTTTATCTAACTCATTAACCATGACAAAGTATTCTTCATTTTCAATATCAATATTAGGGTCCAAAATTTTAGAAACATATTGATACTCCACACGGTAGCAAGGATGACTCAAATTAAAACCAGCTGTCGTTATAATCATCATAAGTGGATTCGGACGAGCACCTGAACCTGACACCAGAACATCATAAATTTCTGAAGTAGGATGTGCATGATACTCATCGATAATCCCGCACTGGACATTCAGTCCATCACCAGATTTTCCCGCATCTTTTGAGAGCGCGGAAATAAAAGAATCGGTTTTGAGATGCTCAATTTTCCCATACGCAATATTGAATTTTTCTTTTAGGTCTTCGCACCCATTCATTTGCGCTTTAATTTCGTTCCAAACAATCTTACTTTGTTCCGTTTTTGTGGCACCAACATACACTTCCGACATATTCTCACCAAAGGCCATTGCTTCATATGAGCCAACGCACGCTAATGATTGAGACTTTGCGTTTTTACGTCCAACTTGCCAATACGCCTTTTTAAATCGCCTTAATCCTGTATTACGATGAACCCATCCGTAAATATTGCTAAATACAAAAATTTGTATCGAATGTGGTTCAATTCTCTGACCTGCTAACTTTCCTTTTGTATGTTTAAAAAGAGACATCCACTTTAGGAAACGAAGTGCTTTTTCTTCTTTAAAAACATATGGAAAATCTTCAGAACCTTCACGTTCAATATCTCTTAAAAATCGTTTACAAGCCTGTTTATGCTTCTGACAAGCAACAACTTCATCATTTAGTACATCATCACAGTAGTCCAACATCCATTGTCTGATCATGTTATACGTCAAACTCCTTTTCTACATTTGTTTTCGGACCTTGTTTACTATTTGGAATAACAATTTTCGCTCTTGCACTTGGTGTAAGACCAAACTCAACAGCCAAAGCCTTCATTTGTTCATGCAATTGCTTCTTCTTTGTAAGTAGTGGATGTGGCACTTTATTGGTTTCAGCTGCCTTATTGGTATATTCAACAAGAAGTCCTTCTTCTCGGATAATTTTGGTGCATTCTACATAGTCAGAGTAAGCATCGCAATATGTTGCTAATGCATTCACATCTATGTTTGTAATAACATCTAACTCTAGTAATTCACCAGCAATCCGTCTAAATTCTTTCTTAGCAATTGAATCTAACCACGTTGGTGGTTTTACCTTGTCCTTTTTTGCTTGTAACTGTTTTTCGGCTTTTAATCGCTGCTCAATTTCATCTTTTGTCAATCGATTTGTATTACCTTCTAATAAATGCAAATGAATCGGTTTCGCTTTCCTTCCTATGTGAATCACCTCCCTCGGCTGAACCCCCTTTTATGGAATAAAACGAACTTTTTGCACGGAAAGCTAGGCGGCGGTCTCCAGGAATTCGCCTTTTGCTTTTTCATAGCGGGGGGATGTTTATGAATTTTTTCTTTTGAATTATTTTTTGTTTTTCTTCTCATCTTCTTTTGTTTTCTTGTTATGGCAAGCATGGCAAAGCGTTTGTAAATTAGATGGTTCTAATCGTTTCGACCAATCAATACGGATAGGAATGATATGATCGACTACATCACCTATCTTAATGATGTCCTTGCTTCTACATTGAACACATAAGCCATGATCTCTACGATAAATAAGCTCACGCATATCCTTCCACAATCTTGAGTTATAGAATGAACGTGAACTTTTGTTTCGAATATGTTTGTCATAATCTCTTACGGTTTCTTTTTCCTTTTCGATATGTTTAGCACAATACTTATCCCGTGTTAGTTCATTGCAACCTAACGATTTACACGGCTTGAATGGTTTACTTGGCACCTTCCACCCTCTTCCTCAACCGTTTCATTTCATCCTCGATTGCCAGATTATTTTTATTAATCCGGTCGTGACACTTTGCAATGTCAGATTGATGCTTACGAACCTTATCGTTCACATATGCAGCAACATGCTCATGACCACAATGTGGACAAATGTAAAAACACTTCTCAATTCTTTTTGGAAGCTGTGCTACTTGTGGTTGCATATCGTAATCTTTATTGCAGCTAGAACAGTAGACTTGCATCTATCCTCACTCCTTTAGAAAGAATATTCCAATCATACATTTACCAAATAAATACAAGTTGTTATAATAAAGTTAACATTGCCATCAGGAAAAGTGATTCGCACCCCAAGCGAGTTGCTTTTCCTTTTTTTATGGCTATTGCTTTAAGAATTCATCCACCGCTTTTTCAAGCAAACTAATCATCGCTTCTCTCTTTTGCTTTGGCGTTGTGTTATCTTGCATTTCATTAAAGATAGGAAGTACACTTTCTAATTTCTTTTTATCGATGCGTTCATTCACAAGATCCTGTCCCAACATCGAAATGAATGTACCAATCGCTACCGCTTGTTCTGGTTTATTTAGTTTCATTTGTTCCCACTCCTTTTCCAAAATAAAAAGCACCCGAATGGATGCTTTTTATAGATTATTAATTTGTAATTTAATTTCGGTACGTGAAGTTTTATTCTTATTCCAATCACCTAATGATGAACCGCTGATACGCATCAACAATATTAAGTAACTGGAAGAAGAGCAAAAGCTCTCCCTAATGACAGTATCATTCAATCATTACCATCTGCTGGTTTCGGATTTTATGTGCCGTCACTACGAACCGTTTAGAAATTTAAAAACAACATTGTGAGTTGTGTTTTCCGCCACTTCTCACAATACAAATATATCATGTACCTTCCAAAACAACCGGCACTTTTACTGCCAAAAACCGGTCATGACTCTGCCAGATTTTTTTGTAATACTATTGATTTCTTTTTTGTTTAAAATATGAACTACTTTGACCTCTCCTTCCACAAGATATTCAACTTTTTCTTTATTTGTAATCTCTCCTTTCCAATACCTCATAGCATTATTTCTAACTCTACTAAGCGCTTTAGGATTACCTTCAATAAGTGATGCATCACATTTAAAAAGCTTGTCTATAATTTGCACTTCAACTACTTGGCATTCTGTGTGTTTGAATGTTTCAAGCCAATAATTTAAGTTTTCTGGCGAAGTAACATATAAACATTTTTGTCTGGATGGCAAGGAAGGGAAATGTTCTCTTCTTACTTCTTCTAAAGTAGACTCCCTGGCAAAGTGCCAATAATAAGTTGTAAGCCCTAATAAGCAGTTTGGATCCATTGTTATTTTTTCAATCTCTTTTTTCTCGTACACTCCATAAAACGGATTATACTCTTGCCCAGCATGGAGTAACTGACCAACAACTAATTTACTATTAGCGTTAGTGTTTCTTATATGATACAGCTTCGTCTCTTCAAAATTTCCCATCTACTACTCATCCCCTTAAATTCTATTATTAAACTTATTTTACCATTGTTCTCTCACTTACCCATATCTTATATTGTGTGTAACTGCCCCCTTCGCTGAAACCCTTGGTATCATTGATTTCATTTAAATTTCTCTTTTGAGTTACACAGTACGAAAATTATGAGTAACTGTATAGGGATACCACCAGCATTTTGCAAAACAACCTACACTATGCGGAAAAATAAAATAAGCTGCCCATATGGACAGCTTATTTACATATTTCTCGTTATTGGAAGTTAAATTTTATCAGTTTTTCCTTCTTTGAGTACCTGTATTAATTTTTATAACTTGTTTTTTTAAGTAAGAAAAAACCTTTAGGTTCCCATAAAGGCAATTATGTCCAAACTAACTAATTCCTTTTCTATATAGTATTAAAAAGGAGGTGAGAAAATGAGTAATAATGAGCATAAATCTTTAAGTAAACATAAAGTGAAAATAGAATCGGCACATCAAGAGTGTATTGACCGTGCTTATCGTATTCCCATATTTTTAAGTACGACAACTCATTTAAATGACAACCAACAAAGATTTCTAAACCGTCTAATTTTAGAAATTGAGTATGCTTTGCTTTTTCCACGTACATTGCCTTTAAGTGAAAGTTATCCCGAATCCATTTTAACTGATATTCGTCGTCTAGTTTCATCAAGCTATGGAATGTTAGCAGTAAACCTTCGTCGTTTTAAAATTCAAACAGTTGACGTCAATGTAGGACCTCTTCCACCATCAACACCATTCTGGGTAGGATCAGTTTATTCACAAGTAGAACCTTCAATGGCTTTTCAATTTGGTCTACCCTTATTATTAGTAAGGGAAGAAGATACTGACGTAAATAATGGAATTTGGGCAGGAGGAATTGCCCCACTTAACCTATTTATAGTTTGGCATTCTGAAACTCAAACTGTAGACCAATTCTTTAACACTCCTGAATGGAGATCAGCTTTTGCAAATTGGAGTGCACAAGTAAGAAATGCTTTTTATATTCAGACAGAACCTAAGTTCAAGTACAGTTGCGAATGATAAATTGGCCCTTTAGTTTTCTAAGAAACACATGAATATTCTATACAAAACTAGTTACTATAACGTCCTATTATCGGTAGCAGGGAAAAAGTGGCCCCTTATTCTGACAAGGGAAGCTACTCCTGGTGCGGGTTTTCGGGTTCTCGTTTGTTACTGGATTAGTCGAAAACTGCAAAAATTTTTGTATGCTCTTTGCTCAGGGGTTTTCAAAAATGCTGGCGATACCCCTAGATTTAAAAATAAAAAAGCAATGATTAGATTTTAAACCTAGTCATTGCTTTATCCATTTCATCTTGATTTACACCTATATAACGTAATGTGACCTTCTCTGACGAGTGATTGAATATCTCCATGAGTAATGCTATGTTTTTCGTTTGCATGTACATATGATACCCGTACGTCTTTCTTAGCGTATGTGTTCCTATTTCATCTAATCCGAACTCTGCTGCGGCTATACTTAATATCTTATATGCCATGCTGCGACCGATAGGACGATTCTTCCCTTGTCTACTTTGCAACAAATACTCATGATCTTCTCTTTCTTCTAAAAACCATTTAAGCTCTCTTTTTAATGCTGCAGTAATTTGAATACGTTTTTGTTTTCCTGTTTTCTTTTCCCTCATAGAGATATGGCTGCCTTTGACATCACCTACTTTTAATTTCAAAATATCTGATATTCTAAGACCTGTATTAATACCCATAATGAAGAGAATGTAATTACGTAAGCTCTTTTCCTTAAAATACTCTTTTAGCTGCTGTATTTTTTCTGGATCACGTATTGGCTGAACAAAATTCATTATTCATTACCTCCAGTCTCTTCTGTCTCGTAAACTTCTAATCCAAGTGCAAAAGCAAGCTTATAAAAAGCTTTAGACTTCCAACGTCGATAAGTACGCTCTGACATTCCAATTTCGTTATAGACCATGTAATCACATACATCCTCTTCTTCTAAATAGCGTTTATAAATAATATCTCTTTGGATAATTCCTGCTCGTCCGTTTCCTAATCGATTTAGAAATTGATCAATACGTAATGACATCCTTTCAAGCCATTCTTCTCGTTTACTTTGTTGAATATTTGCTATGGCAACATCTTCTAACGGTTTTCCAACTGCATGTGTAGGACCGTGCTCACGTATTTCATAAGAAGGAGTAACTTTCATTTCTTTACGCATCATCCCAAATTGTCTATGTATACGTACGCTTTCCAACACACCTTCTAATTCCTCTTGTATTGCCGTTCTATCGATTTTTGGTAAGAAAGATAATTGTTTAGTCATGTAAGACCACTCCTTTTTATTTTTTAATTATTTTTGTCTTAATGCTCCACGTCTACACTCATAACAAGGTCTATACATACCCATTAACTCTTCAATTTCACGAGTACTAAATTTCTCTTTTCGTTTTTTCTTATTTTTCTTTTTCGATTGGTTCGATTGCTTTTTCCATTCACGTAATTGATCTTTTAATACCTCCATTCCCCACATCCCCTTTTTTAAAATAAAAAGGACACCTATTCTTAAAACAGCTTTAATTACTGGTTTAATGAATTGGTGTCCTCTAGTTTTCTAGCCGGACTATATTCTGTTTGCTTTCACTTTAAAAGAATTATTGTTTTAACTGTTCTATTAAATTACTCTATTCATCGTTCCCTTCCAATTCCTCACTCTCTTCACGTATTTGTCCAATTAATGAAATTACAGAACCAACTGCTTGAACCCAACTTCCTATAATATCTATTAGCTTTCCTTCTTCATTTTCATTAGTTTCGTTGTTTACCTGAGTGTCTGTATCTTTCTCCACATCATTTACATTACCTTCTTTATTAGACTGGTCCTCATTTCTGATACTTTTTAATTCGTCAACACCTCCTATTGCCTGTAATGAATTCCCAATTGATTGTAATAAGTTTCCTATAATATTTAAGGATTCATCTTTATCGGATGTATCCTCAAATTCATCTGCTAATGCTGTAAGTCCACCCAAAGCCTGTGTCCAATTCCCGGCAATCACTAATTTAATTTGTGTTTCTTCTTTAAAATCGATAATCAATCCAGATATTACAGTGACATTACCAATTGATTGGATTTCATTACCGATTTTTTCAAGAGACACTTCTCCTTGACCATCAGCCTCTAAAGCATTTCCAACAGCCTGTAATACGTTTCCATAAACATTTAAATCCTTTCTTACATTACTGCTTATAAAATTAAATGGCGTACTCCCAATAGCGGAAGTAATTGTGCCTATTGCTGCAACCCATGCACCAAATATCTCTTTAAATTGATTCTCCATTTAAAACATATCCCAGCATTAAGTAATTAATATAATCCTATTCAATTACTCATCTCACTGTTAATAATTTTAAATGTCTCTTTGCCATCTCCTTTTTTATAATAATGTCTTATAAAAGTATTTTTTTAGGAATTATACGTATTTGTTAAACGTAATTCTATATTGCTTTTATACATATTACTGAACCAACTTTATAAACCGACTACATCTTTGAACTTATTAAAATACTCAAGATTCATTATCCGCTCCACATAATGTAAAATGTTCAAAAAGCTCATATTGATCAGTGAAACATTCTAAACATTTTGGACAGATATACATTTGTATCACCACTTTCTTTTAAAATGAAACTTTTATTAAGTTTTATTCCCATATAACTCTTCCGATTCCGTTTATACTCTAACTGTAACTTTAAGTTACATACCAATTCTATTAAAAGGATTATTTTGTTCAGTTTCTTATAAAGTGTTAATATTCTTCATAAAGGAGGTCTACTAGTGAAAAATTCCTGGAAGAAAGTTTCTTTAATTGCTTTCATAGTAATTGTCCTTTTAATAATTTTATATTTTGGCGGTATGTCACTTTTTTGGAACCAGCCCTGAATAAAACTCAATATTCCGTCAATACTGTAGACAACCCATTAAGTTACTTTCTCCTTGTTCCCCCTTGGAGAACCGAGCAGTTAGCTTTTGCTAGCTGCTCTTTTTTACTGTACAGGTACCCATTTACTCTAAAATGAATAAACTATCTTGAACCTTATTTTTCAGTCATTCACTGGTTCATGACTTACAAACATAACCCCAATACATGGAATGTTTTTAAGCGAGCACTCTGGAACAAGTGCTCGTTTTACTTTGGCGTTTTTCTACAAAATGAAATTTTTATTAAGTTCACTTTCACTCCTGTATAACCTTTCCGGTTCCGCTTATACTATAGCTGTAACTTAAAGTTACATAGCATTACTTGTAGGGCCTAATTTTTTTGTACAACAAGTAGTTAGCTAATCCGGCTAGCTGCTTTGTTGTGCCAAATTAATTTTGGGTTCAAATAATTCACATCTTTTGAAAAATACACATACGATATTACATATTCTTTTACAGTAATGGTACTGGTCATAAGAGCATCCTCAAAGGTTGCTCTTTTAAATTTAATCTTCTATTTAATCTGTTCACAATTTTATGAGGTAGACATATTATTAACAAGACAAGACATCGTTTATATATAGTGGTGCACAAAAAACTTTGTGTACCATTTTTCATCTCGATAACTTAGTAATTAAATAGCTTTTTTTTCAAATACTTCACGCCCATGAAAAAATTACATTTGGTATCACGTACTCTTTTACACTAAAAGCTTTGATCCGAAGAGCACTTATATAGTGCTCTTTTTGGTATGGAATGTGAAATAAAGGCTTGCTCTTAAAACCTTTTATGTAATTATTGTAGGGTTTTTCCTTACACCCGTGTGTCTGTTTACTCATAAGTTGTTAAAGTATAAATATAAATTGTTAGTTAATTTATAAGGGAGGTGTAAAAATGAGTAAATTTAAAAAGAATTGTCACATACCCTTTCCATGTGCCTTTCCTTTACCTCAAATCGGTTCTACTGGATTAACTGGTGCTACTGGACCTTCGGGACCTACTGGAGCTACCGGACCTTCAGGTGGACCTCGGGGACCTACCGGGCCTACTGGAATTCAAGGTAGCCTGGGACCTACTGGGCCTCAAGGGATTTCTGGACCTCAAGGGATTCCTGGGATTTCTGGATCTATTGGTCCAACTGGACCTTCTGGAATTCAAGGTATCCAAGGTATCCAAGGCATTCCTGGCATTCAAGGTCCTATTGGACCCACTGGAATAACAGGGGTCACTGGAATTCAAGGGATTCCTGGCATTCAAGGGATTCCTGGCATTCAAGGGATTCAAGGGATTCCTGGTCCGACCGGCCCTCAAGGGATTCCTGGCATTCCTGGTTCTGAAGGTCCAACTGGACCTTCTGGAGCTGTTGGACCTACCGGCCCTTCCGGGGGACCGCCAGGACCAACGGGCCCGACTGGACCTTCTGGGGGACCACCAGGACCAACCGGAGTGACTGGCCCCACTGGACCTTCTGGGTCACCAGGACCAACCGGACTTCAAGGTATTCAAGGTATCCAAGGCATTCCTGGCCCCACTGGACCTCAAGGAAGTCAAGGGATTCAGGGGATTCAAGGTAATCCGGGGCCTATTGGTCCTATTGGACCCACTGGAATAACTGGGGCGACTGGAATTCAGGGTATCCAAGGTATTCAAGGTAATCCGGGACTTATTGGACCTATCGGCCCGACTGGCCCAACTGGGCTTCAAGGTATCCAAGGCATCCAAGGCATTCCTGGGCCTACTGGATTACCAGGAACCGCTGGAGCTACCGGACCTACTGGGCCTACCGGTCTTACAGTATCTGGGTTATCTCATTATGCTTATGTTTTCAATACAGCAGCTCAAGTTGTTGCCTTAGAAGCACCTATTCTTTTTAATTCACATGGTAGAATGACATCTGGTTTTACTCATACACTGGGAATTTCTCAATTAATGGTTCTTAATGCAGGAGATTATAAAATTTCTTTTTCTGTATCAGGAGTTGAGCCTAATCAATTCACACTTTTTTTAAATGGTGCTCCGGTTACCAGCGCAGTTTATGGATCAGGTGCAGGAACTCAACCAAACAACGGCCAAACAATCCTCGCTTTAGCTGCAGGAGATATTATTACCCTTAATAATCATACTTCCGCTGCTGCAGTTACTTTGCAGACTTTGGCAGGTGGAACACAAACAAATATAAATGCTTCGATTGTAATTGAAAAATTAAATTAATTTAATCATTTATTTCTTGAAACTCTGCCAGTAAATAACCTGGGGTGGATTCTTTTTTTTTAACAAGCAGTTAGCTTTTGCTAGCTGCTCTTTTAATTAAAATAACGCTTTTGTTTAAAACTTTTCACATTTAAACCAGACAAGCATATGTTATTTTATGGAAGCTTCCCATTCATAGCATTCTACCTTTCTTATTTAAGAGCACGCTTATATGTGTGCTCTTTTGTATTTGCTATGAAATAAGAATTTTATTTATTTGCCATTAACCTTTTTATCCACTTTGAATATAGTATTATCATCCAAGTGAATACACAGGTCGCCCTGGACCAGCCTCCTTGTATTCCTTGTATTCCTTGTACACAGAACCCGTTATAACTAGCGGGTTCTGTATATTTTTATCTATACAATAACTATTTTGTTTAATTTATAAAATACAAGCGCTTGTCCATTTCATTTTGTTCTACCCCTACATTTACTATTAGTAATAAGAACTGAACTTTTCAGAGGTGAAAATATAATGGACGAGTTTTTATCTTCTACTTCAATAAACCCTAATTTAGTTGGACCTACTTTACCACCCGTTCCACCATTCACACTACCGACTGGGCCAACTGGGCCGACTGGGCCGACTGGGCCAACTGGGCCAACTGGACCGACTGGGCCAACTGGGCCAACTGGGCCGACTGGACCGACTGGACCGACTGGACCGACTGGACCGACTGGACCGACTGGACCGACTGGGCCAACTGGGCCGACTGGGCCGACTGGGCCGACTGGGCCGACTGGATCACTATCAGTAGCTTACGGAACTTTTTGGCAAACGGAAATCATTACAGTCCCTTTCGAATCCCCTTTTTCTTTTAATCAGGCTGACCCTATGGTGGGGGGAATTTCTCTGTTAAATCCAACCACAATTAATATCACACAAGCTGGGGATTATCGAATTTCTTTCATTTCCTCGATTAACTTGACTGTAGCCCTTTCATTTCCTTATTCGCCTACCATTTCTATACTATTAAATAACAGTCTGATTCCAAATTTCAAAGCTACTTTCGGTCTTTCAATACTAGATCCAGAGGATGTAGATTGCGCTCAACTCATTGGAGACACTATTTTATCAGTCCCAGCCAACTCAACACTTCAACTTATAAATAATAGCTTTGTAGGCGAAACAGCCATTCGTACATGCGATAATGGAATAAATGCTTTAGAATTAAACATTATCAAATTAAACTAGTACAAGTACGCCTTTAAAACTAGGTGTTATTATGGCATCTAGTTTGCAGTTTCCAATGAAATTTTTGTACAAAGAATACACACAAAATCAAAAATAAATTCATAAAATATTTTATATTCTTTTCTTTTAGAATGAATAGTCTTTACAGAGCACTTCCCGAAGTGCTCTTACATTTACATATCAAATAACGTTTTTAATTAATTAAGAGAGCGGATTTTATTATTTTGTACAAGCACTCTATTCTTCTTTTAATAAAATATATAGATATCTCAAAGAAAGGAGAGCGACATAAGTATGGCTGATTATTTTTATAAAGATGGTAAAAAATATTACAAAAAACAATCGTATTCTCACCACCAAAAAGACAACTGTTTTATTGAAACCCATACATTATCTGGTTCTAATACAACTTTAAATTTCAGCGTACCAGCTAACACTACAAGAACTGCTTTTGAAGATTTCACCAATAACCACAATAAAACATTACTTGATCTTCGCATTCCCGGTACTTCCCAACCAATTGAAGTAACTATCCGAACAAGAAGTTCTCGTCTGCCGATTACTGTAACAATAGTTGCAGGTGAAACCAGGGTATTCCAAGTAGAGGATTTCCATAGCCTCACTCTCACAAATAATACTAATATCAATAGCAATATTGGTATATTCATTCAAAAAACATTTTGTATCTGTTGCAATAATCAAAATGATTCTCGTAACAAGTATTATAAAGAACAATCAAATTCTTACTATCAAAAAGATAACTGTTTCATCGAAACTCATACCGTAGCTGGTTCAGAAACTACCCCAACCGAAAATTCACCTTTAACTATTATCGTACCCCCTGACACTTCAAGAAGAGTTTTTGAAGATTTCACTAATAATCATAACAAAACATTACTTCAAATATCTGTTCCCGAAGATGTCTCCCCCATCGAGGTCACTATTCAAACAAGAAAATCTCCTACACCTATTATCGTGACTCTTGCTACAAATGAAACAAGAGTATTTCAAGTAGAAGATTTTCAAAGCCTTACTCTCACAAATAATACCGATTTCCTTAATTTCATTGAAGTATTGATTAAAAAGACATTTTGTATCTGCTGCAATGATAGAAATGATTCGTGCGATGAATATTACCGTGATTACGAATGTGAATGTTAGATTGACTCCCCAAAAGAACCCTTATAAAGGGTTCTTTTTCTTTTACCTTAGTATCATATAATCATTCACATTTGTTCAACATTTCATCTCTTAACAAAATTCCAATTTAATTAATATCCTACAAAATAATACTTTCATTAAAAAATCATTCATATTTCACTTTACGCATAACATTTTTTATATCGTACATACTAATCTGCAAGCCGATTTCCCACGGCTGTACTCTTTCCAAACGGAGCTCTCTCCTCCGTACCACTTGAGGACAGGCGGGTAACTTAATTAGTTGCCTGCCGTTTTTACGTATAATCGTAAAACTTCTTGTCCATACTTTTTAGAGAAAACATCTTATGCCATTTGGAGCAACCTCCAGCACATGATATTTGTACGGCCGTCCCTATAAAAGGAGCGGTCTTATTTTATCTTTGCTTGCCCCTTTTCTATTCAAATAACGCTTTTATTAAAGTTTTATAGGTTTGTTTCTTTTAATAGGCTTAGTCGAATATGTAATCTCAACTTCTCTTGAATACTCAATTTCAGAACCGCATTTACCACAATTAATTGTGTCACTGTCTTGCGAACTCTCCCAGGCATCTATATCCTTCCCTCCACAATAGGGACATATTAAATGTTCTTCGTATTCAATTTCTTCTGGCGTAGACTGTAATTGTATTTCTCTAACACCTATTAGATTGTTTTGCGGATATTTCGCACAAACATGATAAACTTTACCATCTATCATAATGTTAGTGCTTATCGCTAAATCACAATCTACAACTCTTATAACTTCCGCTGTTTTATTCTTATCGAACCATAGTTCCATATCATATTTAACAATCGTATATTGCATCTCTAATTCCCCATTTCTAATAAAATTCAAATTTGGTCTTACTCTACATCTACACGTGTTTGACTTGCTTCTCGACTAAAACCATCAGGATATCTTTTAGCTAATTTTGCAATATTCATTTCAGCAATATCTTGTAACGTATATCCCAGTTCGTGAGCCATAATTGATAAATAATACAGAATATCTCCTAGCTCTAAGGCTAATTTATAAGTATTTCCGTCCTCTTCTCCTGGACAATGTGATGGTTGGAAACCATGTCCATGATAAATTGCTTTTTTTACAATATCGGCAACTTCACCAGCTTCGCCTGTAAGTCCTAAAGCTGCATTTGAAACACGTCCTCCAAAATCAGTTTTGTTATTCCAAGTTCGTAAAGTTGCTTCCTGATAATCATTTAATTCAGCAATTGATAAGATACTTGCAATCTGTAAAACTGTAACTTCATTTATAACCTGATTCTCATTCTTAGCTTCACTCATTAATTGAGTTGCTTCTAATACACCATTTCCCATAACGTTCATTTTGTTTTCCCCTTCCTATTTAGCAAATCCCTAATCCTATCGGACGATTTTCAATTAAATACTTATCAGCCTGATCTATTACAAGGAGAGCAACCTCGGCTTGATGTCTCCTTAACGCTTTTGCCATCTTTGGTAAACTCAAGCCTTGACTCCACATTTCACGAAAACGAATTACATCTCTTTCATCCCAAATGAAGTTAGCTTCTTCTAAAGCGATGTATACCTTCAACCGTGATTCCTTCATCACTTCATGATTTCTCGCTACACTCATAAGCGAACCTACTTTCTTAAAATAATTATTTTATCTTTTCAGTAAACTTAGTATCTACCCGATCAACTTTACCGTTTATCCAAACAGCAACTTGTTCACCAAAACCACTCTCCGGTGGATTGAATGCTGTAACATTTCCATCCTTTACTATTAAAAGCTTGTTATTACTAACATCAATTTCTACTTTTTTCATATGTCCATCTCCCTTTTACTACCTCATGTACTCAACAACATCGGGTTTAAAGCCACTTCCTAAATAAACCCTTATCGGAATTATTTCTTTTTTATCCCTTGCTGCCTTACACAATTCTTCAGCTGTATCCCAATTGAAAAACTTATCTACAGCTCTTTGAAATCTCCAAATAGCCATTACATATTGTTCAAAGATGTCATAACGATCATCTTGTTTAGTTGTGCATGGTAATTCATCCGTACACTTTGCATTCGTTGGAACTCGGACGCGTACATCAGCGTATTTAGTGCGTCCAGTTCCTCTCTTCACATTTGCCTTCATTACATCGAACTCACAAATTGCTGGCTCTACATCGAAAATGTTTAGTTGCTTAGGCATGTGCCAGCCCACTCTTCTGAATAAGATCCAGTAATTCACTTGCCCCTTCCTTACTTAAAAACATTCGACCACCTAGTAACTCTATGTTGGCTTCAGAAACTTCACCCGTTACAAAGCATGACTTTTCATGTTTTCTTAAAACAATGTTTTTACCATCGACATGGAAATCTAGTGCCGTTCCTTCGACAATCCCTAAAGTTCTGCGTAACTCTACTGGAATTACTACACGACCTAGCTCGTCCACTTTTCTTGCAACACCTGTGTTTTTCATATCTTACTCCCCTTTAGTATTTTTATATTTATTTAGAATCTCATCCAAACGTTTCTTATTATTTTCTAAATCATCGCTTTGAGTTTGCTGTGGCTGCTGTATTGGCTCTTGTTCTTCTTGTTTGCGTAACCAATCCGGTACAACTTCCGTTCGTTTGGAATAACCTTTACCAGTACGTTTTTTGCTTTGTTGTTGTCTTCGAAATGATGCTTGTGCTACTTCTACATCTTGAATTGTTTTAAAGCCTTGTTGATGCCAATCTTTTAAAATTCCTTTTGTATAAGACCAATTACGCTTATTGTTTTCTAAAGTAATTTTCATTGCTTCAACTACTAAAGATTGATTAAGTTCTTCTATCCATTGATTAATTTCTTCTCCCATGAATGGAGAGATATGTCCGAAATTTTTCATATAAAAATCAATTGCAAGATTTTCTACTACTAAAGGTCCTTTTTTTTCTTCTTTTTCTTTTTCTTTTTCTTCTTTTTCTTCTTTTTCTTCTTCTTTTTCTTCTTCTTGTCCCCCAATCGTGCCACGGTTCGTTAACGTATCGTTATACGAGTCGTGAATAAACGCTTCAATTAGCTTTTTTATGGACTTTTGCTCTATATGTTTGCAAATTGGAATCAACAAAGATGTATTTTTCACTTCTTTTAATTCTTTCTTAATTAAATCTTCAACTGGTTTTCCAGCTTTTTTTAGGTTGTATTTCCCCCAATTAAAAATGACTAATTCTCTGGTTTCATTATCGTATTTTATTATCTTGTGATAGTCTTCGAAACGTTGCATCAAAGCCTTTATAGTTTCATGTGAATAACCTGTTTCAAAAGCCATTTGTTTTTTTGTTATTTGATACACACCAATTTGTTTAGTTTGTGGATTAGTTAATAAATATAAGAAAAAGTACTTATCTTCTGGTGTGAAATCTTCTTGCACTTTCACATCATTCCAAAATGAAGTGTGTACTTGTCTAAATATCGCCATCTTTTTACCTCCTAGTACAAATTGCAATATATGCTTGTCCACTTTTGATAATTCGTTGAATTCTATAATACGGATAACAAACACTGAAATATTGCTGTATCATCTGTTTTAATTCATCTTTGCTTTTTGCTAAGTCCCAAAACTTATTAGGTAATAGCACTTGATATTCGATTAAATCCATGTACTATTTCCCTACTTTCCGTGGTATACTTAGAACAACTTATTTTTTAGAAAAGGACCCATTGCCGTGGGTCTTTTTATTTTGTTCTACGTCACTCCAAGCCCATTGCTTTATTGGTTCGTAAGTAATGTAAAGCAACCATGCACTACATACGATAAACATTGCGAATATAACTAATGATGTTGTATCTTCCACTAAATCACCTCTTTTTGTGCCTCAAGCCAGGCTTCTAAATCCTTTTGCAGAAAAAGTAGTTTACGCCCTTCTCTTATTACTGGAAACCTAGGGTGATTTGCTAATTCATACATTCTACAAACCGCAATGTTGAGATAAGCTGCGGCTTCTTTCACTCGCATGACCTTATTTGGTTGTGATTCTTGTTGTAAGTCAGCTATTGCTGATCTGATTTCTTCTCTTACAATTTCACGAATAGATTCTTTAATAAATTGTTCTAAACCCATTTTCTTTCACTCCTTTTAAAATAAGTTTCACACAATGAAACTTATTGTTTAAATTTTTTTTCTTGTTCCTTAAATAATATAGTTGTTTCTTTTCCCAATACTTTAGATATATTAACTGCTACATCATAGTAAACCCTTAAATTCCAATTGATTATTTTATAACAGTATGACTTCGATATCCCTATCCTTTTAGCTAGTTCATGATATTTAAGTCCAGATTCTTCAAAGGCTTTTTGAAGTTCTGTTTTAGGTGTATCGGTTTGCATCTGATCACTCCCTTCTGATGCTTACAAATCCATTATATGTTTCATTGTATGAAACTTCAAGTGTTTTTTATAAAAAATTTCAGAATAGGAAACTTTTTTGTTCTTTACGTTTCTTGTCAGGAAACTTTATAATAAACTTAATAGGATTTAGGATTATCGAAAAGTCTTAATAAGGGGAGTTTTTTTATGGATATGAAAGATAGAATAAAACAAATTCGTTTAGAACATAAAATGAACCAAGAACAATTTGGTAAAGAAGTAGATCTTACTAAGGGTACCGTTTCAAAATTCGAAAATGGAAAAGCCTTCCCGAGTCGTGAGACAATAGAAAAAATAGCGAAAAGATTTGCCGTTCCTGTGAACTACTTATATGGAGAAAATAACGAAGCAAACCAGGATGATAATAAATACGAGAAATTTAAAGAAATTATGGCGTGGCTAGAACCCCTTCCAAAAGATAAAGAAGATATGGCATTAGACCAGATGTTAGCTATCGCTCAAGCCCTGAATAAACATCATAAGAAAATGGAAAAATAGCCTCTCGAATTAGGATAGGCTATTTTTTTTAATCTCTGCAATATATTCCTCTAATTTTTCAGGAGCGAATTCCTTTACTGTATCTAAGAATAGCATTACAATTTCTTCTTTTGTCACTACTAGTTCCCCCTTGCATCCTGTTATTTATACGTAAACTTTCTAAAAGTGGAAAGTTTTTGTCGTTCCAGTCAAAATGTTTCCATTCCCTTTAAAGCAGAAATGACACTATCTATTAGATAGTGTCATTTCTTGTATTTATATAATTATCCGCCTCCGGGACCTGGATCAATCATGTATAGAATTGTTTTTTGTTCTTTAGCGCTTTGTACTTTATCTTTTTCTGTCACTTGAAAAGTTGTGATAGAAAGACAAGCTACAACTACAATAGATAACACTACTTTTACAAACTTGTTTTTCAAGTGCTTCACCACCTTTTATGTATAGTTTAATTATAACATTTCAATGCTTCTTTTGGTAGAAACATATAGAAGAAATCACCTGATTTAGAAAAACTTTCAAGTGATAATTCTAAGTATCTCTTCCCTTCTTTGCCTCCAACCGCGAGCCCCAAATAATACAATTGAAAACTACTAAGATACCCGTTGTTACTTTTTAAGGTCTTTAAAATTCTAATTGCTTTTTCATTCTCACCTAACCTTACATATAAAAAGGCTCTCTCGGCTTCATCTAAATCATCAAAGTTAATAGTATGTAAATCTCTCTTATGGTATATCCTTAAAAACAAAAGTGTATTAAATACTTTTTCTCTTCTTAATTCTAGTTTCTTATTAGGTGGATCACCAATAACTTTTAGTGACTTTTCCATGTACTCTTTAGCTTTCTGATAATCGGAGAAAACATAACTTTCTCCAATTTTACAATACGCTACCGCCTTAGTACTGACATAACAATTTGTCTCGTCGTTTATTATATCAAAACATTGTTGACGAGATTCTCTTAACTTATTTTCATGAAGATTCACAAAAATCTCCATTTCTTTTATTCTTAACAAAAATGAATCTCTTAAAGAGCGACATTTAATTTTTACAATATCAGGTAATAATTGTTGAATATATTCATTCACCATCTTGTAATTACCTAAATCAAAAAAAGAATATATTGTGTTTAGAATCAACATTATTACAAGTTCATTATCAGTATATTTTTGAATTTTTCTCATTTTATCAACTTTCTCAAAGAATACCTTGGGTGTAATCGTATTTTCACTTCTTTCTCGCAATGTTTGGTATAAAGGAACCAAGTTTAAGTTTATTCGTACTGTTTTCGAAATACCTTTTTTCCTTTCTTTTTCAGTCTCTGTTTGGTTGCTCTTAAATTTATTTATCTGTTGCATAATCATATCTTGAAGTTCATATTCTCCAAACATATCTAACACTTCTAATGCCAATTTTAAATTTTTGTGTGAAAGTGTTGGTATGCACTCTTTGATGCAGTTTCTTCTAAACTTAATATCTTTAGGCTTATATAACCTAAGTGCATCCACAAAGTGCATAAAATCAAATTTACCCTTTTTATTAAAATAACTATTTACAGTTGTGTGTGTTACTTTAAAACGCATTGCTAACTTCCTATTTGTATAACCGGATGATTTTAGACTTTCTTGCATATCGTTAAAATCCAATGAAACTTGCACAATCTTTGTCCTCCTTATGGACAAAAGACACGTCATCCCTAGTTTTTACATTTACAGAGAAACGTGTCATTATATCTAAGTTGTGTGTTATACTAATGTACGAAGACTTATGACAGTTGTTTTCCCTACTGTGGTTAGGGAGACGGTGTAGGGGTGTTGCAGCACCACTTACACAGTCATGGGTCTTTTTTTATGTCCATTTTTTAGTTATTTTCATAATATCACAAAAATTAGGAATTTTATTTATTTGCTAATCTGAAAATTGTTGAGAAAGTTTAATAATTAATATAACAAAGTATTCTTTTATATTGGATAACAATAACATCTCTTCCACTCATTAAACTTAATATAATATATAATGGTTAGCTTGTATTTTAACAACTACATCACATGTACTATTGCAGCTATTTATCAAAAACCTTTAATTTTATTTCCATGAATACAGCAAAAAAAGAGGCCCTATGGCTCTTTTTTTATTCCTTAATAACAATCTAAATATGGTAAAATATACCCATCGCTGATATGTCCAAACATGTAATTTTCATAGCAGCAAAATTACAACTAGACTTATACAACATGATTCAAAACAAATGAAGGAGTGTTTTAAGTGAAAGGACATATTCGAAAAAGAGGAAATAAGTATTGTATTGTTATTGATATTGGGCCTGATCCAGAGACAGGAAAAAGAAGACAAAAGTGGTTTTCTGGGTATAAGACAAAAAAAGAAGCACAGGCTGATGTGGCAAAGAAAATTACAGAGTTGAATGAAGGAACTTTTATAGAACCATCTAAAGTTACGTTAAAGGATTATCTAAATCATTGGCTAGAAATTAAAAGTATGAGCATAGAAAAGAGTACCTTTGCTGGCTATAAGGCGTTTATCAACCAACATGTTATACCTAGTATAGGAATGGTTGCACTCCATAAATTAAATGTTATACACATTCAAAAATGTTATAAGACTGCAATAGATAAAGGGATTGCAAACAATTCTATTCTGCTTATGCATAGAATTTTAAAGAGCGCTTTAAATCTAGCCGTAAAACAAAATATTATTTCTCGAAATCCCTCTGATTTTGCTGAGATACCTAAAAAAGAAAAAACCCCTATCCAGACTTGGACAGAGGAAGAAGTAAAAAAATTTTTAGCTCATTCACAAGAATCACGTTATCACATTGGGTATCTACTTGCAATAACTACAGGCATGCGTCTGGGAGAAGTTCTAGGTTTACGATGGCAGGACATTGATTTTGAAAAACATACTGTTACAATAAATCAAACATCTGGTCATGACAATAAAATCAAAAAAACTGCAAAAACAAATTCATCAAAACGCACAATTCCTGTACCTAATGAAACAATAGCAGCCTTAAAAAAACATAAAATTTTAATCAATAAAGAGAAATTAAGGTTTGGTTCTGCTTATCTAGATCAAGATTTAATAAATTGTAATGAGTTTGGAAGAATCATAAAAAGAGCACATTTCAGAAAAAGTTTCATTAGGATGACACACAAAGTAGGTATAAAAGAAATTAAATTTCATGATTTAAGACATACACACGCAACTCTACTATTGAAACAAGGAGTTAACCCTAAAATCATCAGTGAGCGATTAGGTCATACAGATATTTCAATGACATTAAGTGTTTATTCTCATGTTTTACCAAATATGCAGGAAGAAGCAGTTAAAAACTTCGGTAAAAGTATCTTTGGATAACCTATGTTTGCAAAATGTTTGCATTTCATCAAAAAAAGTCAAACAAACGTTGTCATATCAAGGTTTGTTTGACCTATCATCTTATATTCTTGATAAAATCTCCGAATCCCTATTGAAATATTTAATAATGGAGCGTTCTCACCACCACGGGTTATGCATTCGAATCGATATACATAGGAGAAAAAATCTTGTGTTTTTTCATCTTTTATTGGCCCTGACATCGCCTCACAAATATTTTGTGATCTAAGAGGAGAAAAATAGATTTCTTCTGCATTTGTATTTTCTAAATATATAGGACGCTCACAAAAAATATGTGAGATTAAAGCGGGCACCCACTTAGAATACGTTTCATTATCATGTAGTACTGGCAAATTAGAAATCAAATCGGATTGCCATTCATATTTTGGTGGCTCTACTAATTTATTTGGTTTCCAATCATGAATAATCTCATACCAACTTTGAAAAATATAATTGAGCTGCTCTTGTTTAATAGGTTCTTTTGATACAATCCATGGTGTATTTTCATTTAATACGTACGGATTATGCTGAATAAACAATATATCAGAAAACATATCATACAGTCTTTCATTCAAACGTTTCAACTTACTCGTTAATAAAAACGTCTTATAATGTATCTCTACGATGTCCAGCCATTCAATAGGAAAGTATATAAATGATACCTTTTCATTTAAAAGAGGTTCTACTATATTTTCAAATGTTAACAACCTTAATTTTTTCATAAAATGATTCTTTCCTTTCTTCAGTTGTCTTGATTATCAAAAAGCTAGAACAAAAGTTACTTAATCTAATCCATTTAAACAAAGTATTTAAAAGAAAAGTAAAAACTATCTACATAAAACATTATCAAACCGACTCTTTTAAAAATTAAAAGTAATTATTATCTACAACACCTCTTAGTATTCATAATTTAATACATTTAAATTATATAATACATATAATATATTGTACTTATCATTTACAATAACTTTACAGAAAAACCAAAAAAGAACACCTTAAATCGGTGCTCTTTTTACAAATATCAAGCGTTATGTAGTTGAACATATAGATAACATGAACCCTCCAAATGAAATTACTCCTAGTAAACCTACTATAAATCCTGTTAAACAAATACAATCAGCAAGACAAATAGAAGACTGCGATAATGGAACGAATGACCTACTTGTACTCGACCCATATTGTTTTATTTTTTCATAATTCATATCTAACATTAAATGTAGACATTTTACACCATCCTCAATAGTATGTAGAGATTCTTTTTCTAATCGCTCCAATAATTTACTATCAAAAGAAACTGATAGAGGATACTGCTTATCTAATTTTATATTTTGATAAATTAGTTGCAAACGAGATAATATATTATTTTTCTTCTTTTCAGATGTTACTGTACATTTCATATTATTAAATTCATTTAATAACAGTGTCAATTCATCTCTTTTTCCGTATAAATCTTTAGCTATTTTTCTCTTTACTTTATACAAATGGAAAATAGATTTTAGTTCAACCATATTCATACACTTCCTAATTACATATTATTTACCCAATTATTTTATAGATAAACAGTACTTTTTAATCTTATTTAAAATACACTCAAGCAACTTATTTTACTATCGATTAACATTACATTAACCTTACACGGTTGTAATAAAATCATTAGCTAGAAGGAAGCAATGCCCAAACTAGACAGATATTTAATGATAAAACCATAAGAAAAAAACAATGATTAGATTTTAAATCTAGTCATTGCTTTATCCATCACATCTTGATTACACCTATATATCTTATTGTTACTCTTTCACTTGAATGATTGAATATATCCATTAATAATGACTATATTCTTTGTCGGCACGTACATATATAAAACTAATGTTTTTTAATTGATAAGGTGAAACTTTAATTAGCCCTCATCCATCGGGCTTTTATGGGCAGCCGGCCACCTAACTTCTCTTTGCTCTCGCTGAATTTTTTTAGGGTCTTACTGCCCGGCAAATAGCAGGATAAATGCAATCAATATTCATACGTTATAATAGTACCAGTAGTATCAGTAGTACCACTAAAACCATCAAAACAGTTAGAGCAACCGCCACAGCCGCCACAACCACCACAACCTCCGCAACCAAAACAACCGAAGCAACCAATACAACGGAATCCACCACAACGGAATCCGCCACAACGACCTCCGCCACAACCGCCACAACCACCACAACCCCCACAGCGACGAGCAGCATCTTCAATATAGTAATATGGATATTGATTTTGCTGGTCCCAATAGACAATATTTCCAGATCGGTAATCATTAAGGCTTAACGCTTGTATTTCTTGTTGAAACTGATTCATTTTCATAACCTCCGTTTATAAAATACAACCTCATTGATGCTTCCCTATATTTCTGTTCGTTACATCTAAGTAGAAATAGCGCTATAAACTAAGTTCAATACGTACACCAACAAAGTATGACTTATCACTAGATGATGCACCTTGTTCATATACCTATTTTTACTATGGGCTCATTTTTATAAATAGAAATTATAAAATATAAATTCTAGCGTCATATCTTCATACTTACTAAGCTCAATTAATTTCTCAATAATCACGCGGACAAATCCTATATATTTCCATATATCACTTAGATTTTCTTGTACTGTAAATGCCTTTGCTATAACACCTCTAAGTAACCGGTTTCTATGACGGTTAAGAAATTCCTATAAAGAAAAAAGCCCTAATTAGGGCTTTTTATTCTATTTCTCCAGCAAAGCTCTCTATGAAATTTCTAATTGAAAAAAGACACACTTAGATTGATGCGTCTTTTTGTGATGCCTCTTTTGTGAAATCATATAATGCAATTGCGCCTAAAAGAACAAGTATACCTTGAGGAACATCTAGTAAAATAGTTTTCCAAATTTCTGGAATTACCCATTTAATATCTGCTGCTGTTTCAAGATATGTTTGGAAATAGCTGATTGTAAAATTAATTATCCCTAAAAATACAAACAACGATAAACCAAATCGAATTAATTTCTTATTTGTAAACAT